TGGAAAAAGCCAGCCACCTATGTTTTATTGTGGTGCAAAATGGAGAGGTCAATAATGTCTATATCAAGACTATCGAAGAAGAACAAACGCCTGTGGTTAAAAATCAACAGGCAGATAAATCTGCACGGGGCAGCGATATTAGCGTTGAAATTCAACCAACAACAGCAGATCGAATTCAATCTCCTGCCAGCGGAGCAGTGGATGTTGATGCCGAGGAAGGATTGCGCCAGGACAAACCGCCTCCGGTGGGCTCCCGGAGCCAGGAGTTGGCTGAAGAACAAAACGAAGAAATCCCAGAAGAAACCACGTCGCTCCCCCCAGAAACCCCAGCCATCCCATCAATCGTCTCAAATCCCCCTCCCACGGCGATTAAACCATCTGACCCACCTGTCCCCTCTCCTCCCGCTCCAAAGCCAGCGACGCCTCCTCCAGCGCCTCCTAAAGAGCCTGGAACTGAAGTCCAAGCCGGACACCGCATCAAAGCCCGGTACCAAAACCAAGAGGTCAAAGGCACGATAGAGCGGGTGTTACGGGAAGCGGGACGGGTTGATGAGTTTGTCACGATCCTCGATTCAGGCAACAAAGTGATTCTCAATGAAGAAGATCTGATATCCTTACTTGTCCCGGAAAAGTAAAAAGACACACCTCACCCGAGAATTATGCGGGAACATCCCATTAATAAATCTGGTTAGACCCCTTCGCTACCCCCCTGCCATGGCAACGGGCGTAATCGCAACGTCTCATTACGGGAAAAATTTTACAGTGGACTTTACGGTGCATCTTTATGCGGACGGTACCGGCCACGCCATATTCAAATATCGAATTCCCAGGGGAGACATTGCCTTGACGTTTGATGAAACGTTCCGCCTTGAAGGAAGAAAATCTCCCATTGAACACGCGGGTTGGCTTTGGATTTTCGTTTGCAAATGCAAAAGAAAGACGCGGACTTTATTTTTTGGGTGGGATCATTCTTGTCGGTGCCAATATTGTCTGGGCGTTCGAACCCATGAGCAGCAAACCAGAAGCTGGGAAGATATTAAAATCGCTCATGATCCCAGGCAGCTTAAAAGAATTATTCGAACCGCCTACACCCCATATAAAAAAATACGAGCGATCAAAATCTATACCGACTTTCTCACCAGAATGATTAGAGCGATTCGCTCGAAGAAACCAGCGACTTATTTAAAAACGTTTAAGCACTAGGCCCCGCTTCAATTTTCTTGAGTTCAACTTCTTTTTTGTCAGCGGAATTCTTTCTCCAGGTACGGATAATCGTATAGATCCCATTGAGTACAGCCAGAATACCGGCGGTCAATTCAGGACCAATAATTCCTTTTAATGCTCCTATCAGTGTAATGACGTTTGAAAAAACAACCAAGAAAAATTCCGACGTGTATTTCCCTGGTTCATTTGATACCGTTGTGTTGTCTGCCATGATTTTTTTCACCTCTCTTATGATGTTTAGAATTGGTTTGCGCGCTTTCCATAATGCCCAAATTATTTTCGGTTTAATCCACTTTCGAAATACCCAAATTAGTTTTAACTTATCACGAATCTTCAATTGATTTCAACCGTCCCCAAAATGCGAAATGGCTTGAGCCAATGTATTGTTTGAAGGGGGTTAGGATCGTCCCCCATGCTTTCCCCTTGGCTTCTAACACCTGCCCTTCCCCTATATAGATTCCCACATGATGAATGACTTCTGTTTCGGGAACCCATTTAAAACCTAAGTCTCCTATTAATAAAACGTCTGTCTTGGGGGGCGGACCAAAGTCTAATCGCTTGCAAACCTTGGCTTGGTTATAAGATCCGTCAGGAATAGTGAGTCCGATCTGAGCGTAGAGAAGTTCAACAAGTTCCGAACAGTCTATCGCCCTGACATGGCCCATGTCCGGGTCCTTCAGATTTACTTCAGCCCCAAAGACATAAGGCGTTCCGATTAACTGTTTACCAAGACGAACTAACTTTGACCATTCGATTTCTGAGTGTTTTGGTTTGTATACGGTTTCTTCTTTTTGGACCCCGTCCACGTGAACCTCCATGATTTCTTTATCATCAAAGGCTTGCTCGCATCTTTGGCAATACCAACTTTGGCGAGTAGCATCCTCAATGATCCGAGTAAGTCTTTCTTCACAGCTTGGACATTTACCGTCGAACTGTAACTTTGTCATTAATGGTTTGGAGACTATGCTTTTGGTCCCGTAATTCTTCGGAGATCTTTGACATAATCTCAGTCTGCCTAGAAATATTCTCAGCCAGTTGAACAATCACTTTCTCCAATGATTTCCTTACGTACCATATCGGTACACCGTCATCATCAAATTTGTGATGCACTTCATACAACCACTGGACCTTGTCGTAAATCTTTTCAGCGCGTTCGTTACGTTGTTTTAATTCCGAAACAAGCTCGCTTATGATTGACTTCCAATGACCTTTTTCTTCTTCCACTTGTTTCTCCTGGACTTTAAGTCTTCCTGTTTTCCAGAAGCCATGGATTATTCTTACGGCCTGGGAGGCACCTAGAAAAAATATAATAATAAACAATAATTTTATTATAAGAGGGTCATTGAACATCTCGCCCGCTATAAATCGTGTTAGGAATCCTTCCATTCTAAAACAGTTCCCTCCACACCAATAAGGCATCTATCGTCGCGCTGTTGGCGCTAGTCCCGGCGATGGTTATCGTATCCCCTGGATTTAAAATGATCTTGGCATCTATTAAACTCTTATTAAATTCATCGTTTTTACCTGCCAGCAGATCAGCAAAAAGTTCTTTCCCGCCAGTAAGTGTTGTACCAGCCGTATCTATTTCTATTACCGAATCGGATGTATTGATATCGGAGTATGAGGGAGACCCTCCCAACGTTGTATTTTTTACAATCCGGATATTCCCTAAATTATTTGCTGAAGATGCTTCGATACTCCCGGAAACATTCAAGAAAACAATATCGATGAAATTGGTTTTCGAAGCATATGTACTTTTGTTTCTGATGGTAAAAATTGCCACTTCTGTTGTGACTGTCGTTTTCTCTTTAATGCCACTTGAGTTTTCTGGTTGGTGTAATTCGATAAAAGAAGTTTTGCCTTCTATAAAATAGGCATAAGAAGAACTTTTCATGACGAGATCGGTTGTCGTTGCTGCATTGTTCACCCACATCGTGAAATGAAAATTCGGATTATGCACTGATGGAGATGTGTTTGTATTGGCATAGTCAATCGTGTGAACTTTGGCAATCTCACCCGTGTCGTCATCTTCTACCCAAAGCGTAATCGCTCCGGCTCCCAAATATTGGAATTGAATAAAGAAAACATTTATTTTAGTTTGATCTAGCGTCATTCCAGTGGCACCCGTTCCATCCAGGGGATCATCCCAAGATGATTGAGCGACGGATGTTTTGGAATCATTCTGAAACCGATGCAACCCGAAGCTTGTCCCATCATATCCCACCATAAACCCATTCTTAAAAGCAGCGGAACTCCCTGTCTCATCGGCAATCCCAATATATTGTTCTGTTGCCGAGACCGGGGAAGTGAAAAGGGCCGTGAATCTTGCTACGCCACCAAGTCCGGCACGGTATTTTGCATGTTGTTTCGATTCAAACATTGCCGTACTCGCCGTGTTTGTCGTTGTCGTCATCACAGCCATGGCAGAAGCCTGGGTCACGGTCCCACTGGAAGTAACCGTATTGGTATTTAAGTCAGTATTGTCTACCGTATATTCGAAAGATCCTTGAAACACGGGAGATAATTCAGCCACTCTCAAATCGCCAAAGGCTGTTAAGGGTCTATCTTTGAAAGGTTGGTAAGTGGAAGAACTTTGAGTGGATGTGAATAATAATAATGTAATGATTGATAAGAGTTTTTTCATACTAAAGTATCCACCAGGAAACTCCGTCATTTTGAACCGAAATGCTCTCGTATTGAGTTGTCAGGACTGCCGTGAGTCCATCGTCAATCGTTTCTGAACCATTGCCATCGACCGTGACCGTATTCATAGAACCATCTATCTTTTTAATATTGTAAATAATTCCTGTTACCGTAGATGCGGCGGGGAGCGTAACCGTAATATTACCGCTTGCTGCATCAATAAGAATTGTATGATCGGAAACGGTCTTAGTGTAATTCGCTGTCTTACTTGATATGGCTACCTGGAACCCACCATCAATATCAAGATTTGTTTCAATAGTACTGCCATCAGCAAAAAGAGAAACGGGTAAAAAGAATAAAATAAATAATATTATCCTATTGCTTTTCACCCATGATTTACTCATCAACGTCCCCGTCATCAACACAATCCTGGATCTCAGTTTTTAGTTGAGCCAGGGTTCGGTCTGGCAAAGTTGGTAATCCTGCAACCCTGAACTGGAAATCAGACAGACTTGTGGAAGAAATAACTTCTGCCTTAAAATCAGCAAGCCATCCTCTGACAATATTAACCTCTCGTTTTGTGATATCTGCCATACATCGAAGAGATTGACCCGTTGTTGTCTGACCATCGAATCGGGACTTAGCGCGGACTCGAATACTCGCTATGCTATTGGCTGCTCTTGCCGTATCCACCGCATCCTTTTCTCCTTGCGTCATCTCAACGGGCTCAGTGGTAAACTTTATGTAGATCCGGGGAACCGTATTGATAACCGTTTCAATTGCATCATAGCTAGCTGATTGATCATTGTAATATTCACAATTCGTTTCGCCTAGGAATCCTGTTGTTGATACTCCTTTGGCAATCTTTAATATATTCCCGGCTCCGTCGTGGCACGCACCAATTCCTGCAAAGGATAAATGAGGTAGGAATATTATTAAATATAAAAGCTTTTTCATTAAGAAGCTCCCCCACACCATGATGTTCCGGGGGACTCGTTTGATGTTCCAGTGCTACTGTCAGTCCCGTCATGCCCATTCCCGCTAAAATCAGTAAAATCGTCTCCAAGTAAAGTATAACCTGCTTCCAAGGTATCGAAACTGCTGTTCCTGCATAGCATGGCTTCGTTTATTTCTTGAGCCGTTAAAGACCTGTCGTATATTCTGACATCAACAAGTTCACCCTGCCAAGTATTGTCATTTGTTTCAGATCCATTTGTTCCAATGCTTACAGTCACAGCACCATCGGTATCAAAATCTCCTGTTTGACCCACGCTGGCAATATTAACCCCATCCTGGTATAGAATTATGTCTGCCCCATCGTAAACCACTGCGCCGTGATGCCATACATTCTCACTAATTAAATCCCCGGTATCGACAAGAGTTGTCGTGGTCCCGCCAAACCGAATCCTGGCTCTTAAGTTTCCGTCCGAACACATGCCCAGCATCCAAATATGGTCATTGGCGGCACCCGATGTAGCCTTTGACACAATTCGTCCACCACATTTGTCATTGGTATCTGTATTAAACCATGCCATTAAAGTAAGGCTGTCTCCTGATAAATCAAAAGTTCCTATATCGATATGATCGAACGAACCATCTCCTCCAAAGTTTCTACTCGCCGACGACGCAGAAAAAAGTGGGCATGAAACAGATATCAAATATAAAAACGCTAGGATTATCCTCATGTCCTGGGCACCTTGATCCCGAAAACAATCACCTCCGCATCTCCGACTAAATCATCTGTTCCCTGATCTCCGTCTCCATCACGACAGAACCAGCCAATTACTGTTTGCTCTGCAAGCCAGCCCAAAGCTGAAATCGTATCCGTCCAGGTTGTTTCTGTTACAAGATCAACTGTTCCTTGAACCGCATCCGACGCCGCCGGGAAATCGCCAGGGATGAAATCCCAGCTTTCTCCTTCTGACGCGCTTGATACCGCCACATACCACATCGAACTCCCCGTTGTTGCTGTTTGAGAATACCACGTCACATAAAACTCAGCGCTACCGGACGTATCGATATCTTCGGGCATGATAATCTGGAAACCCCTACATTCGTCTGCGGTATCATCAAACGAAGCAACCCAGATATCAAGGTTAGTCCCATCATCTTGAGTTACCGGAGCCACTCCGTCAAACTCAGCTACGCCGTCTGGGATATGAGCCAGCAAACCGGCCGCAGAGAATGAGTAAAGTTTGGGTGCGTTTGTGTCTGTGCCTCCGGCTCCTAATTGAAAATCTGTTCCTGCATCATCAGTAAAAAACAATTCATTGGGCGTCGCCAGATTAACCCAGATCTGACCATAGTTTGCTGTGTCGCCTGGGGCATCGGCAACCTCCAACAATTTAATGGACGGGCTAGGAGAAATACTGAATAGTTCCGCGTCATCGTCTTGTTGAATTATAAATGGGTCGTCTGTTTGTGCTGAATGTTGTTCAACAACCAACTGGGGTTGGTCTGCGTCTCCGCCCACCTCAAGTTTTCCTGTTAACGTACCGGCCCCGTCACCTACGTGAACATCTTTTCCTGTTGTATTCTGAACAATCGGATCCCCTGCGTCACTGAATGCACCAGTGCCACCGGCTGTCTCTGTTTCCAATCGGAACTGATTTAAAGCTGCGTCATATTTAACGATCTCGTTGTCCGCCACAGAATGATATTCGGTACTTGAGATGGCCACCATATACATCTCGCCAGCGGTTGTCGAAGTGGCATAGGCAACCGTGGGCTGGAAATCATTTAATAATGTATCAAGTGCTATTTCACCAACCGCATCCAAAGTAGGAACAGCAGCCTGGGGAATCTCTAGGCTTCCCGCACCACCAAAATCATGAGCATTTGTATAAACATCTCCATCCGCTTCGGCATAGTCAGCTACATCTGAAGTCTGGGTTTCCAGGTTCGCTTTAGTGAATGCGTCTATATTGGTTATGACGTGATTGTGGGAGTCGTCAACAACCGTCACCACACCGCCATTAGTCATGGTGGCATCACCACTTAATGCTGCCGAGGTGGGATCTCCCACGCCGTCGCCGATGAGTATCTCTGTTGTGGCCAAGGCTTGGGCTGTAATATCCCCTGTTCCTGAACCCAACAAGACAGATCCATCTGCTAAAGTTGAAACTCCCGTCCCACCTGCCACGACATCAAGGTCATTATCATCAACCGTATCATCGACAATCTTATCGGCGTCCAATGCCTCGTCCGCCATGTCCGCATCGACTAATGTTGCATTCAGGATTTCTGTTGAGTCAATGGACTGGGCTGGAATAACAAACTCAGCCGTACCCGTACCGTCTGTTGTAAAGGTATGGTCGTCAATGTCAGCCGATCCATAATCCATATCCACGTTACCTGTTGCATCTAAAAGTCCACCCATGAACAACGTGGTCCCGGCGTCCTGGGTTATATCCCCATCAAGAATAACGGTTCCTCCATCCGTAACCACCGTCACGTCCGTAACGTCCGCCGATGCAATATCGAAATCAACAGCACCAATCGCATCAATGCCGACAAGAGTAGTTATAAGTCCACTATCCTCAATCGTAGTCACTTCCGTATCGTCATCCTGTTGAAAGATAGCCAAAGAATCGGTTTGAGGTGAGAACCCTTCGACTACAAGCTGAGGCTGATCGGCATCGCCTCCAATTTCCAATTTCCCCGCTAATGTCCCAGCGCCATCACCTACATGGACATCCTTGGTAGTGGTGTTTTGAACAATCGGATCACCTGTATCGTCAAAAGCTCCGCCACCAGCATCGGCCTCCAGGCTCCACTGATTTAGAGTTGCATCAAATTTGACAATGTTATTATCAGAGGCAACGCCCGTTGTGGCCGCCACATAATATGTCGTCCCATTGGAATAGAATGTGATGGTTCCGCTGGATCCTGTTGTGGTATAAGCATCGGTTGTAATCTCCACCTGACCTTCTGTATCCACATTGGGGCCTGTCCCATTAACGATCTCAAGTGAAGTCGCTCCGCCAAAATCATGGACACCCGTAAACGTATCTCCATCGGCTTCTGCAAAGTCGGCAACGTCAGCGATCTGGGTTTCCAACTCTGCCTTGGAATTGACCTCAACCGTTGAGCCTCCATTAACCGCCACAACCCCAGCAAAGGCCGATACGTCCGCTTCCAATCCGCCCGCCTCATGAATCAAATCTCCAGTGGAGTTCGTAAAAGCAGCCAAGGCAACGGGATCAGTTGCGCCGTCACCAACAATAATTGACCCATCCGCCAACACGCCCAAAGCAGTGAACGCGCTAGAGCCAGATCCCAAAAGAACGCCACCGTCGGTTAATGACGTAGCGCCCGATCCACCATTGCCAACGGCAAGTGTTCCTGTAATTTCACCCGTATCCGCCAAGTCAATCGTCTGACCCAATGCCGTTATAGAGGAAAAGTTCATGGTAATGGTCATGGTTGATGACGCGGCAACCCCCACAAACGTATCGCTACTGAGATTTATAGTTGCCGTAGGAGATGAAGAAACGGGCTCGATTAATACTTCCAATGTTGATGCTGTTCCTCCACTGGTTCCACATGGCGCTCCCGCTGTGACAATATCACCATTGGAATCCCACTCCACACAGTCGCCGGTACTCCCGGAGGTTCCGGTCACTATGGTGGCATCGCTTCCTGTCTTAAGGGCTGAAGCAATTTCTGTTATCGCGTCAATCGTATCGGCAGGGACATTTAGTTCCGCATCAACAGTTCCAGATGAAACATAAAAAGTAGACCCCGACTGCAAAACAGTTGTATCCCATATTAAGTCTGTCGTTATTGTGCCTGTCGCATGGTTGTGCGAATCGTCCGTAACGGTTAATGTCGTCGCACCACCCGGATTAAACGTAGCCGTTCCATCTCCTGATATCGTATCGCTTCCATCAACATAAACATCGCTGATGTCATCACATCCCGCTTCCCCGTCTTGATATGTTGTGGTGCCGGAGCAATCGGGAGACGGACCCGTATCTGTTGTATGGGTCAAATCGCCTATGTCCGCTTCCTCTAGAGTTCCGTCAGTAACACCACCCGCTGGGTTTAATTCACCATTGACCATAAACCCCGATTCAACGGTCCCCGATGAGACATAAAACGTAGCACCGGTTTGGAGGGTATCCTGCAATTTGATGGCGTTGTCCAGGACATTGGCAATCGTGGCCTTGCGACTGGCTGGAGTTCCTGAAGGATCGTCTACTGTATAAAGAAGATCATCTGTCGTCGGTGCTGTGTCTTCAGTTAGATCGGATACCTTAGTATCCACAGCATTCGATATGCTGAGGAAGGAAAAAACAGATATGAATATTAATATCTTTTTCATAATGGCATCACTCCAAAATTATTTTGTCGCCATTTTCTAGAAGTATAAAATCGCCATTCTCTAACAATAAAAACTCCTCTGCGTCTACCGTAGTCCAGGTCTGTCGTAATGATCCATGAACAAAAAGAAACAAATCATCGCCCGTTAATTGAAAATAGGTATCCCCATCCGTATCAAACATGAGCTTTTCTCGTATCGTTCCAGACGAAACATTAAACTGTCCATCCTGAGTTGTTGCTTGATCTGGTTGAATAATAACGTAATTGCTTGACCCGGCAGGAAGAGTTGAGGATGTGTATTCAACAATAAAATCCTGTCGGCCCGAAAAAGGATTGTAGACATTTTGAAGCGCAGGAATTGGTGTAGCCGATAATTTCCCGATTGCTAAACTAAGAAATATAAACAATCCAAAAAGTTTATGCATAGGTAAGCGTGGCCCGATTATTCCAGATTGATAATTGCGGTGCGACTTTAACATCTGTAACTTGGTTGCTGTTATTAAAAGTTGACTTGGTCACATACCAGGCTGCGGCTGAATCCCCTGACCCCCTCTGAGCAATTCCATGAAATTCAACCTGTCCATTTGCATTATAAGTGAACCGTTGTGTGGGCGGTGTCTTCCCAAAGTAAGCCGCTGTTAAAGAAATATCAAGTGGATTCATTTATTTCTCTGCATGGTAAAATATCTCCGCTACAACCGTAATAGCGACAACCCCATTGCTAACCTCGATAACAATGTCGCCCGCCCCTGGGAATGTATCTCCATTGGTACTGGGCAAAACGAGGTCATCTTGAAATGTTGTTGATCCGGCCGTTGTATCATTTGAAAAAACAAACGGGGTATCTCCATCAGCCGCATTTCCATTTGACTTAACCTGGAGTCTGTAATAAACAGGCGCAAGATTGACCTGGTATGTATTATTTGTGTTTGAAACATTTGACTCGTTTTCGATATCATGAAACCAGGTGACAGATCCAGTCGATGCGTTGACAAAATTGACAACACCAACCTTTATGGTTTCGGTTGAGGCGGCTGTCTTATCAACTGAAATTCTCATGTTGGTTATATTTAAAAACCCGGTGTCGCTGTGAGGCCAGTTGGTTGTATCGGATAAATCAATGGCAAGGGTTGTCGTACTGATGTCCGCCGCTACGTCAAAGTCATATTTAACCAACACCGTTCTTTCTGGCAAGTGGTCGAATATAACCCCATGGACCTGATTGCTGGCCAGCAGTAAAACACCAAATAAAAATAAATATTTCTTCATAGTTTCTCCTTTGATTATTGCGATAGTGATGGCAGCGCTTCTGATCTTCGAGGGAAATTTAATACATTACTACTACCATTGCGAGTGGATGAAATCCTAGATTTTTCCTCCGCCTCTTTCTCTTCTACTGCGGTTTGAGTCGCGTTTAATCCGACGGCAGATATGATTTGCCCCGAACGCCCCGTAATTGCTTTCCCAGTACCGCTTAAAGCGTATCCTTCCGCAAGCAACTTAACTGTTTTTGGATTTGTCATTATTCTCCCAAGTATCCATGGAGCAATAAATATACCTGCGGAAAAATTTCTTACATCCTTCCCACTCCCGCCCGGATTAACCCTATTGAAAAATTCTCCACTAACGAGGCCGATAATCGCACCGCCCTGTGCCAACATGATTGCAAAAGTCCCTGGCCCTTTTGGTTTAATCTGCGCCAATGTTGCCTGTTGCGCGAACTCCTTCAGGGCAGCGACATGTTCTGCTGAGAATGCCGCATTTAATGTTCTTAATTTTTTAGGATTATTGAAAATTGCGAGCAGCTTCTTCCCTGATATTTCTGATACGTCTTCAGCGACCTCGCCCGTAACAGTCGCTTTTGATGAGCCTAGTAGTATGCCTTCAATATATCCACCCTTCATAGCCGTCATCGTTTTATCAACGTCAAGCGAAGGGTCAAGCCTTTTTGCAAATCGCAACGCACGTTGCAATGCTTTAACTTCTTCAACATTTCCATCCCGAAAAACAGCTTCGCCAATCCTCTCTGCGCTGAATTTCTTGTCGGCTATAATTGCACCGACGAGTTCTTCGTTAAAAGTATTTTTTCTCAGCTTGTGGAAGCTTCGTGCTTTCTGCCATGCGCGTTTCGCTTCGCCGCTTAACCCTTCCGCAGCCTCATCCATAAGGTTTGTTATGTTGGATTGAACCTGAACAAGGGGACGAATACTTCTTTCATTTCCTGGGATAGCCCTCAAATCACGAATTCGCGCAGAGATGGAAGATCTAATTTTATCGGCATCGCTAAAGTTAATTAGATCGTCTAGGTCATCCCCAGACAAAGACAACGCTTCTTTCATTCCCCTGCGGGAACTCGCTAGGCTAGTGGCCAATTCAGTATCGGCACCCCGAAGGGCATCGTCCTCTAGCTTTCGTAATTGAGTCAGTACGTCAGAAAAATCAACCTGGACTTTCCCAATTAGGCGGGTTTCCTTTTTTTCAATTGTCTGGATAATCTTATTGCCTGTTTTGTCCAGTAGCCCCGACTCCTGTTTTATAAATCGTTTAACTTTTTTGGGGACAGCCCCGACGAGCCTGTCAAGTTCTTTATATAATTTGTTACCAATCGCACGTCCAGCAGAGTCTCCGCTTTTTAATGTATCAACTACAAGCTGGCCCGTTTGTGGATCGCTTAATGTTCTAGTTACCTGGCCAGACATTCTTTTTACCAATGCGGCTTCCGCCTTTTCCAGGGCCGTTCCTTGCGCCCGCCTAAAATCAAAAAATCTCCCACCACCAAATAAAGATCCCTCCGCGATAGCCTCAAAGAAATCGACAATGGCAAAATTGGTTGACTGAGCGGCACTAAACTTACCACCAAACTTTTTAAATGATTCCCTCACTGCTGTTACAGCCGGTGTAACCCTGGACTTCAATGGCGCTAAAAGTTTCCCGCCACCCTTGACGGCCAGGGCTCCGCCAAATTCAGACAAGGCCCCAATCGCTGCTTCAAGGGCAATCCGTCGGGCCGCTTCTCCCGATGTTTTAGGAGCATCGGGGTCGTCTGTAGCTTGCTGGAATATCTGTTTTCCTGCACTACCCGCTGCCGCACCAAGTGCCGCCCCACCTATTACCCCAGCCGGGACACCAACAATGGTTGGGCTTGCAACAAACCCCCCAGCTACCCCGCCAACAGTCGCACCCGCTATTTCAGGGATACTCTTTTTTAGACTTCCAAGAAAGGTTTCCTCTTCTGGTGGAGACGGACCAATTTCAGCATTAGGCCCGCCAAGCCCACCAGAGAAATCGGGGCGAACCGAGGTCGCATCGGAAATCTCAGCCTTTAAACTTTCCCTTTCTTCAAGCGTAAGAGTATTCCCGGGCGAACCTTCTTTTCTTAATTCAGAAAGCAATTCGTCCTTTTCTTTTTCAGATAATTTGATTGCCATTATCTACCTTTCTTTCTTTTTGAATCGAATTTGCGAGATGCACGTAAAATTGAATTTTGAGTTGGCTCTAACCCTTCTTCGCGTAGGAATACCAAGGCTTCCGCAACGCTCTGGGGATCAATCCCAACAAGGTCAGGGGAAATCAGTCCCGTTGCATCTGGAACTTCAACAAAATCCCGGATGAATTTCTCGTCAACACTGCCAAGAATTCCCTTTCTTGCATCATTAACGACATCCGACACTGCGAGGTCTTCAAATATATTTGCCTGAGAAATGATTAAATCCGTAGCTGCCCGGAATTCGTTATATGTTTTCTCATCAAATACGCCGCTAGACATTCTTGCAAAATCAATCTTGAACTGGTCAAGGAACGCCTGGGATCCGCCAACACGCGCAATATCGGCATCGGTCAAAACGCCTTTTTCTCCAGCAATAGATCTGGCGATATTTGCTTTTGTTATTTCTGTTAAAGAAGCAAAATCTTGATCTAATAGAAGTCGTATCCGCCCAGCCGTTGCCTTAGATAATCTTGCCGATTTGAATATATCTTTTTTCGTTAACTCAGTTTCAAGCCCTTCGAGTTTTTTCTTCTGTCTCTGATTTAACTGATTAAACCTAGTCGATAATTCTCCCTTTGGGGTGGCTTCTGGGCCAGTAATAGGAATACTTTTTCTTCCTCTGGTAAGGAGAGTCTTTTCTTGTGTTCCGGGAGTTGTGAAAAGTTTTTCTCCTTTTCCAACGATCGGCTCCTCTCCTGTTGGTGCAAATGCAATTTGTCCCGCAGTATCAAATTTGACCCACCGACTGATACCATCTTGCCCCTCAACCGGGACAAGACGAAAACGCTTTGTCTTGATATCCCCTGACTGAACATTAAGAGCATCGATATTGGCTTGCAGCGCTTCAATTTTCTGTTCATTTGTCAGTCCTTTAAGTGGAACATCTTCAAGAAGTCCTTCTGGATCTCCGGGTGGGGGGGCTCCAGTTGCTACGGGGATTCGTGTATCGCCCGCCTGAGACTGAACCGGCCCAGGTGTTGGAACCTCAACGGCTCCCGGCTCCCGTTGTCCAAGCTCTGCGGCTTCAAGTCCAAGTGCGCGAGTTGCGGCCCTGGTGAAAGCATCCTCGGCTGTTTTCGCATCTTTAAACATAATAGGATTATCTTTATCAAAAAGTGGTTGCAGGACATCAGTAGAGATACCAAGCGCATCAGCAGCTTCTATTAGATCTTCTTCGGTTTTAAGCCCAACCTCGAACCGACTGTCAAAATTTCGTCTGGCTTCAGCAGCCTCTTTTTCTAATTCTGCTCTGAGTCGAAGCAGATCTTCCTGTCCTTGACGCCCTCTTTCTTCAACAGCAATGTCCTTGACAGCACCCGAAGCCGCCGCCGCTGTTCCCAGGCCCGATGGGGGCGACTGGAGAGCCAGACGCGCTCGTTGTTGAAGTGCCTGATTAATTGAATTGAATGCGGGTGTTATACTGCGAAGTTGAATATTACCCTGTGCCATTGACGACCTCCAAACCTGAAAGCATTTGAATACTGCCTGTTTTTGATATAAAAGCAGCGTTGACAACCCCACCGGCGTATTTTCTTTTATCGCCGATCTTCATTTCTAAGTCTGCTTTTTTATAAATTCCGCGTGTTAAAATCTCTGCAACGAGTCCGGGCGTATGACTCTCATATCCTTTGGACAATTCATTCATGTACTGGGTGGACTGTTTAAAAATCTCACCCTTCTCAGGATTGTCATTTCCATACAACATAGTCGAAAACTTCATCCCATTATCTGACCACAAGTATCGCGGGGCGAAGTCTTTGAAGCTGTTGAGTTGAACCAAAGTAGGATACTGATTGTGAAGCCCAAGGACATACAGACAAAAATTAGGTTTCGAGTCCTGCTCGTCTTTAATCGATTCTTTGAGCGAATTTTCCACATCTGTTTTTATCTCCCTTAGATATCCCTGTAAGTAAAGCGATAAGTTCTTCAACGGCAGGTCGAAACGTTTCCAATCCATCCTCGTAAAGTAGAGGTTCGTTCCAACGAATGCCATTAAGTATCGATTTCGAATTAGGGAAAGTTTTCCTGATTCATATTCGATTTTTCCGTCTTCCGGCGAATAGCTCGCGCTATCCGCAGCAAGCACTCCATAATCCTTATTGAGTCCAGCCGCAATCATGCAGATACAATTATCCTTTTTATATACATCGTCTCAATCTCATTGCGTCTATCTTCCAGTCTCCGCTTAACTTCTTAAAGAACGCTCTGGGGATTCGTCCGGTGAGGCAGCGTAAGTCAAGCGCACCCCTGCGCCGGGCAAAATTAACAAGAATGCTTTCCACTTCTTTTAACAGGTTGAAGTGCCGGGCCTTGGGGTCAATGTAGACATGGTGAATATAACAACATATCTCGTCGTAGTCTCCGGTAGTAATTTCGGCGTAGAAATAGCCGATCATCTTGGAGTTCGTTTCGATCACGTACCAGCAAACATCATCCGGCTTTGACTTCATGAGCGAATCAATCTTCAGCATGGTCTGTTGAACCGTCGCGTCCCACTCACCAGACTTTCGAATGAATGTAGCAATGAGAGCCCCAAACTCATTCACTTTTGTGACTGGCATGTGGACTATACGCCTGAAGATATAAGGCCCGATATGCTTTACTTCAAGCGTATGGGCAGATAACGCTGATGCGATTTTTACGAGCATCGTTTTATTCATATCCATCATATCTCCTTAGAACGGGAAGATTTTCTTTGCGACTTTCGAAACTTCTCTCTTTATATTTCTAAACGTTCGAGTTGATTTACCTCTGAGGAGTTTGCCAATCCCGCGAACGGCTCTTGCTCCGAATTTTCCAATACCCGCACCAATGAAAGATCCAACGAGGGTTCCAGCGGGTCCAAAGGCAGATCCGACGGTGCCAAATATGGCAGATCCAAGGTTCGAGCCAAGGGCATCTGATTTCTGTGTAGCAGAAAATGCCTGTCGCCCAAGGGCACTTCCAGCAAAACCAGCCCCAAGATTCAAGGCTCCAGCGCCAAACCGACCTAGACCGGCACTGAAGGATGCCCTTGTGCCTGTCCCGGTCGCACCTGTTCCAGCAGCGCCGGATGTACCTACCCCTGCAGCCCCTGCCGTGCCTCCTCCGGCACCTTCGAAGCTTGGGAGATTTGTTCCAGAAGCACCAAGACCACCAGGTTCAATTCCACCAGATGGAAGTAAAGATAAGTTCCCACTCAGACCAGTAGAACCTGGAGAGATGTTTGGACCGCCGCCAAATAGATTCCTACCAATACCCTGGAGACCCGAAATCCCTTTTTGGACCGCACCCACCCCGGCACTTACCAATGGCTTGAAAATTCCACCTCCACCACCTTTAAGAATTCCTTGATTGCCAAATAATATGGAAGGACCAAACGAGCCGATAATGTTAGTGATAAGTTGATCTCTTGACATTCTACGGGCAATTTCTTCGGCCTGACGAATATTCTCTTCATTAATCGCTAAAGCCCGTTCGCCCAGAATGCGTTCGACTTCTAACTGTTGAAGCTGCAAATCAATGTTTCTCTGGGTGTTGAGCTCATCAGCACTTAAGCCCGCTTCAGCAAGACGGCGCTGCAACTCAAGCTCCGCCTGTCTATTCCCACGATTGGCCTCGGCTTGCAATCGAGCGATTTCTTGATTGCTGCCGATCTGGTCGATTCTGTTAGCGCGATCAAAGAACGCCTGGGCTTCAAATCTTTGTGCATCGATATTTTTTAGTAACAGTTCAGATTCGGATGTTCGCGTCGCCAAATCAGACGCGGCTCCCGCCTCCGCAACACCAAATTGTTCGATAGAAGAACCCTGCAAGCCTCGTCGTCCGGCCAATGCTTCCGCTTGGGATATGTTGGTTGCTTTGGTTCTTTCTGCATTTTGCCTTAAAACGTCTAACGCCTGTTGAATCTCAGGGCGAACTCCTGCATCCGGAGAAATCGCTGAAACCCCTTTTTCAAATTCAGCCAATGCAAGTTTCCCAGCTTCCGGGATTGAAGGGAGAGGCGCAATTTGGTTCGGCTGGTTAAGACGGTCCCTGATTGCATCAAAGGTGTCTGTTGTTGGAGCTGGAGCCTTGTCGGGGAATATATCTCCCCCTGTTCTGGCATCAATGAACGGGGCAACAGGCCGTCCGACGAAAATAGGTCCGAAATTCTCCGGGCTGGGCAGGGTCACTGGATTTGGAACAGCAAATGGATTGTCTGGAATAGATGTTAAATCGTTATTAGCCATAGTTTTACCTCGCTTCCAATATGCTGAATTGTGTTTTCAGGTCATATAATTTAAGTCTATCCCCTGTTCCGCTCTTCGTCAAAGTATATTGGATCTCTCGTCCTTGAACAGGGTTTGATAATGGAAATGGAAATTTGGCGGCAACCTGGCCCACTCCTTCTGTCATGAGCGCGGACCCAAGGGAAAATACATTTCCACTTCGATCCAAATCATACGTCAATGATAAGCTGCCGGAAGATCCCCCCAGAAAGTTGACGTATAAATTCCTGAAATCTTTGTCTTGATTCCAAGTCCCAAGGTCATAGCTTTTGAAAATAATCTTGGACTCGATATCACTACCGTCGTCATTGTTGCCAGCGTCAAATTTATATACAAAGCCGGTTGAATCAGAATTTCCGAAATAAAGATCATTCCGCCATGTTGCGAATGAAAGAGCGTTGATCCCATTCAATAACGAAAAGGTTCTATTACGCTGATAAATAATCACTCGATCATTGGTTGCTCCTGCTGACGTATTGGTCGTATAGGCCAGCCAGTATCGACGGTCATGGTTCCACGAAACGATCGGCTGAATAAGCGTTCCTTCTGTCCATGCGATTCCAAGTAAATCCAATGAATAATTCTGGGTTGGTGTTGTAATAGCCACCGCCGTTCTAAATGCCGCAAATGGTTGAGTTGAATTTGTTGGAATTTCTCCGGATACAATGGAAGTCCAAGCCGTTGAATCAAATAAATTTATATCTGAATTGGCTGAAGAATTAAATTCATACGAAGAAACACCTGAAGAAGCGCTCTCCTCTATTAAAGCTAGACCCCACGCTGCAATTTCAGTACCCACATCGAATACGGGAGATATGTATGTAAATGTTTGTGGGACGATATTGAAATTACCAATGTCAGCCGTGAAGGGATTCCCGGTATCTAAACTGGTTAAATCCAATACAAGATTTACGAATACCCGCGGATTCGACCAAGCATGGGTACCTCTTTTAATGATTGATGAGGCACCAATTGTATATTGATAATTAGAAGAATCAATAAAAAACGCAAACTCAACCGGATCTGATAATCCTGTCTGCTGGAACGCATCAATCGCAACATCACTTGAATTTGATTCGACAAAAATAGGGAACAGGGGGGTTGATACAAATATAATAGACCAATGCGTGCCTGTTTCAAGCTGAGTTCCTGCATCGCAACAAGGAACTCCAATCGGAACCGTGGTAAGCGTAAAATGGAATTTAGCAAAATTGTCTGAAGCTCCCGAATTCGTAATTCCATCAATATCGAAAAAAAATGTCGTTCCGCCAGTGATCGATAAATCATGGGTTGTCGTCGCTGTCCGAACAATAGCCTGTCCTGAGCCCGTCGCCGACATCCGTAATCTAAGATTTGAATTTAATACCGTTATGAGGTCTGTTTGTGAACCAGTTCCTTGAATTGTTGAAATCCAAACTTGTTTTGTCGAATCATCTCCTGTTCTAAACGTGTCGAAATCATCTGGGAATGGGACAACAATCGATCCATTGGCAGATTCAGTATCAATGTAAATTGTTGTTTCAGTTGTCCCGGCATCCCAATCTGATGCTGTTGTTTTTACTAGACTCCGCTCGTTTTGAATACTTTTTACAATATGATCCGTAATATCTCGGATGGGCTCAGAGATATGTTCAATGGTAATCCCTCTCATTTCTTCAAGACCGCGGTTTGACATGAATATAAGGGAACCGTCAAACTCCCGCATTGAACGTCCCTGGATACAGCCAATCTCGGAATTTATCTGACGTAGTTCTATGTCCGCTTGGTCAAATCCCGACAGCGCCCACAAGTCACGTTTTCTGGCAATAATGAGATTGTCGATGTAGGATGACCACATACATGTTACGGGGAATCCATCGTCCCCCCCACCAATCGAAAGAGCGAACGGATCCGTTGGGTTTCCGCCCAATGTATAATTTTCTCCATCCCCATCAGCAGAAAATCGGACGGTAGATCGTGCCGCGCCAATCTTTCCAATCGCAATTCGTTCGCGCCAAGCCACGATAATTTCTCCCAACGGAACGCTTGTAACATTTCCTGTACTCGTCCCATCAAACCACCATAAGTCATCCGTTCCATTCACAAACCAGATACGGCCTAGATTAATAGCGGCCTCTGGAATCGTATCGACAGTAGAAACCAGTCCAAAGGCTGTTGGAGTCCCACCGATTTCATTTCTATAAAATGTTCGAGATGAAAAAGAGATAATCCACTGGGCTCCGGACGTATCGACAAATTCCCATAAACCAGAAACCTTTTCAGTTCCGCCCAATTCGGTGGAATCTCGTTTCTCATATCCATTGCGTTCAATCGCAATCGTTTCAACGTCAGTGTAAAAGTTTTGAATTAATTCGGAAGCGTTATCAGGGATTCGGTTAGAAGAAGCGTTCGACCACATCCCACCGCCCAAGTCCTTTATTTCGAACTCGGCGGCAGATGTGGCGAAGACTACGAGCGACGTTAAGAAGAAAGCGTATAGTAATTTTTTCATTGCCTTTGAGAAGAAAACCCCGGTTTAAAATTTGGCCTTTGACCTTCGAGGCTGACCATTAACTCCAACCTTGCTTCGTAATAAGATCGATATTCCAGCGCTTTGTCCGGTTCTCCCTCAATTAGAAATACTTTGTACACCGGCTCATAAACCAAAATATCGCCATATTGCTGAAGCCGATTAATTGCATCGAACGGCTCGTCCGTATCGCTGGACAGATCGGGTGCGATTGCGAAATATCCCATCACCACCGTCCCCGTTGAATTCCCGCTATCATCCGGGAATGGGTAAAATCCGATCTCATCAGGACGCTGAGTATCCCTAAAATAGACTTCGGGGAAACCGTCCGTTGTCCGCCAGTCGGCATTATTAAATCTGGAATCCAGGCCGTTAATGCTGCTCTCTTCCAAATTCCTGTTCTCGAAAACAAGCCTCTCAACGGTAATAAAATCAGTTGGCATTGTATAGAAAGTGGTATTTTCGACCAGAAGAAAATCAGTGGATTTCTTAACCGCCCATGTAACATTAACAATGTCTCGCTGGGTTTGATTGATGAATGAATTTAACTGGACATCAGTAAATCGTCGCCGTTGGCCGCTGGTCCCGACATCTTTAATTCGAACTCGAATCTCATCCCGAATGGTTCCCAGGTCAAGCGCCACCAAAGGACGACTCAGCGCACATAGCATTAATATCAATAATGTTCGTTTTATTAAATTCATTTAACCCTCACCGCCGATATACGTCCTCTTGCTTGAGGAGGACCGCCTGTATAGTCTGATCGATACTTGAAATAGAAAGTGGCTCCTGCTGAAAGGCTGGTTTGATAACTTGAAATGCCCATTTGATCCGTCAATGGAGGGGATACTCGAATTCCGCGATTATCTCCCAATTCCAATCCGACCGCAGAATTTCCAGCATTCTCTGAAATGCCAATTTGCCAACTTGTTAATGTCGCGCCATTATCCACATGAAAACTTTGAGTGCTTATAAGCCAATCCCCGACTGTTAAGCTGACCAAGGCTAGATCTCCCCATGCACCTGATGTTGGGAAATCGGTGCTGGTGGTAACGGCGGAGGACGTTGTTTGTCCGAGGAGGCGTGAAAGATTTTCAATCTTATCAATCAGATCTTGATCGTTTTGATGAACCAGGTCGGGTGTATTAGGTACAGGGACTCTGGGCCTTCCGGCCAAAGCCATTGACAAGCTGGCGAAAAACACAAAAAGAAATGCAAACCATTTCATTATTAATTACTTTCAATATTTTAGTGTTCACCTGGAAACAATGAACGACTCAATTTTTATTTAACGTAATCGAATTAGTGTTAATCCGCCCGCAGCCGTTCCATATTCCATCGCTACGCCAACATCGGCCCCTGTGGTGGGCGTGGTGTCAGCCCCAAGATACCCCGTTTCGGTGTTTGAGCTTACAAGCGTATCTCCTGGATTTACAGCGCCAGTGGTTAATGCGTGAACATAGCCATACGTATAAATAGCAACAGCACTTCCAGTCGAAGTGGCCGCAACAGCAATTCCAACCCAGCTTGTTAAGTCAGTCGTTGCAGATGCAACGCGAACCGCCATTTCATCGCCAACAGGAGCATCTCCAATTAAAAGATCACCCTGCTCGGCATCGACTGTCCCTGCCAAATAAGCTGAGATCCGAATTCCACGACTTTCGGTATCGATTAAAGCTGTCCCAGTTGTGAAATCAATACCATACGCCGTCACTTCGGTCGAATACAGATTTTGAAGAGTTTTGGTAACACTCCCAATATCGTTCGCGTTGTCCGCTCCTGGCAGTAACTCAGCAGCGGTCCCAACCGTTGGGGACTCAATCGTCCATTCAACTGTATTGTTACGCGAGCCAGTACCGGTCCACGTTACGATTGTTCCGCTGGCGGCAAAAAGTATTCCACCAACAACAGTAACAGCCAGTAAACATGTGAGGATTCTCATTTTTTTCATTTTAAATTACTCCTGTGGATATAGATTAGTAATACGTGTCAAGCTGACTTGTGCGCGGAAATAATCGTGTCGTACTTGCAATATAGGGATCCTTGGGATCCAGTCTGCGTTTTAAATGTTTCCATCTTTGAATTCTTTGCCTACGAACAGGATCGGTTTCTGACTTTATAATCCACTGTTTTAGTTGATTATAAACCGGACCATCTTTCTTGCGCGTAAAAGCGTATTCTTTCCAGTTTGGCATTCCTTTTTGCAATTCTTCTGTCAGAGATTTAATTTCTCTTTCAACTTGCTCGCGTTCTCTGCCCACCGCTTCCCGAACACTTCGCGTTTCACGAATCCGTCTTAACTCTTGTATGCGCCGTTGAGTATTGACCCGATTTGGTGCTTGATGATTCAGGCCTTGGTCAATCTCAACGCTGTCAACTTGTTTCTGTAAATCACCGATCTGACGATCCAATGCCTGTTCTTCGCCATGTGACAGGCTCGGCCTCGACATTGGTTGCGCCGGTTGATTCTCTGTTTCAGTTTTAATTCCCATTTTATCCTCCTTAGATTTTGGGTTTTATTCCGATCATCTTAAACCGCGTTGCCGAAGATCCATGGCCAATGCAATGGCGTATTAGCGTAACGCATATAAGATGCCCATTTCTTAACAAAGGTATCGAAATCACCTGTGTTTTTGAATTCAAGCGGCATCCGTTGTTGCCAGATGAGAAATTCTTTCATTCGACGAGAGTCAATCAAGAACCAATTGTCGGTATCCGTAAGGAACTGACTGGTCATGATTTTAAACTTCGAATTGAAAACATTCACATCATTGTTTGCCGTTCCTGCCTTAAGATCCGACTGAATCACTTCAGAGAAAACCGTCTCTAAGTCAATTGGGCCAAACAGCGTATCCGGTTTAATGGTAAGAATAAACCGATCTTGTGAATTTTTGAATTTCCGCATCAGAACTTGTGTTGCATCCAGGGCAGCATACGAGAATGCACTCGTACCACTATTGGATTGCGTGGTCGCGGTCGATAAGAATGTGTGACTTCCATTGCAAAGCGACAGACCATCAAACACAGTGAAAGAACTATTGAATGCGTTAACAAACGGAGACGCAGCGTCTTGCTCCATTCTGTAACGAGCCACCGTTCCCATCTGACGGACAATCTGTTCAATAATTCCATACAGATCATCATCAAAGAATTTGCGCTGGATTTTAAGCCCCAGGGCATATTCCGTTGGAGTAACAGTTTTTGAATTTCCTTGCTTGAATTCGGTGTAACTCAGGTCACCTGTAAATTCAGGCATTGAGCCGACATCTTCGATCTCTAAGTAATCTTCATTCGCTCTTTCAGATTGGACCGTGTTATACATAGCCCCGACAAGAGACATTTCGGCTTCTTCGTTGAAAGAGTTCGTGAAGACCTTCTTAAGACCTGGCTCTACCGCAGCAGCAAATTGCGCTTCATTTACGACAGCCATAATTTATTTCCTCCCTTACTCGGTTGTATGCCCAGCGGTATTCCTCACTAACAATTTAGCGAAAAACCTGGGATTACTTAGAGTTAAATTATCGTGTAGCGTTGGATCTAATCTCGTTCGTGGGAACGTATCATCTTGGAAACTATTTTCTAAAATGAAAACAGTCCATGATCCCACTACGGCATCAGTTCCAATTTTGTCAGCAGCCGTATTAATTTTTACAAGCTGGTGGCCAAGCCGAAGAATTTTGATACACGTATCCGCTGCTGTCCAGCCCATCGCCGTTTTCTGCGTTGCAGATCCAGACGCGGATGCCGTTAGAAACGAAATATTTACCGCACTCCCATCAAGGGTTGTGTTGTAAATCCACGACGTATCAATATCATCTTCAAGGCTTGTAATGGTTAAGGTCGTGCCTGAATTTGACGCGACCGCCATTGTGTCGGATTGATCGTATTCAGCCTCAACCATTGTATACTGATCGCTTATTTCAACATCTCCTTCAATCCATGCCGTACCAGCAACAAGAGAGTCGCCAACAACACTGAAATCATGGATTCCTTGCAACGTGCCAACCGCATCAGCGATAGCCGTTGCCCCTACGATAAATAAGCCAAGATCGGTGCCGGCAGTAACGCCAGGCATGATAATGGCTCCATCAGCGATATCCGCTGACGCTCCGTAAAGAGGAAGTTTTACGAGAACGGGGTCTCGTCCACTTACGATTTTCATGGTTATTTACCTCCTTTTTTTCTTCCTGCGGACTGTACCGGTTTCTTTTCAGAACCACTTTCACAGACCGCGATTAAATGAATACCGCCCCCATCCGAATGAACGGCGATTGCTTGTACTTTTTCGCCATTCAACTTTGCTTCCAGATCTTCAGATGCGCGTTGAATGATTGAATCTTGACGGCCTTGACTTCCTCCGCCCGCGGCATATCCGCTGATTACTTTAGCCATATTTAATTACCTCCTTTTCTACTGTTTGGTGTCGCACAAAGGCTGCAAAAGCCCCTTTTGTTGACTGGATCGATGACATCGCTGCCCAGATCCACCTTTCTCACTCCTGCATCACCGTTCGCAGTTCCGCCTGGTGATGGTTGTCGTTTCGCCAAAAGCGGGAATCCACATTGCTGACACCGGTAGAAAAATTCTCTGGGTCCCCTAAGTTTTCTGTCAGCATCAGGACCCGTATCAATTCGGGTTCCTTGTCCGGCGGTTCCTGACGGAAATTCAGCCGAACCAAACCCAGGGTCAAATCCTCTCGAACCCTTTCTTCGGATCTCTGAAAACGACACGCTTTCCTCCTGTTTTTCCTAAGTCCATCCGGATATTCGGACTTTCATACTGTTTTCGTTCTTCTTCTGAGGTAATCCTGTCATCAGAAGATTGAGTGCCAAAAGCGTTGATGATGTGAGCAATACTGGGATCAATCGGAGTTTCTTTGGGAGCCGCATTGGGGTTTGGGGGAGCCGGAATCGGCGCATGTATATCAAAATTGGTAATTCGTTTATTCATGGGATCTCCTGTTGGGGGCGATGCGGGTGATGGCGCTGGATCTTTTTTTGGTTTACGAATCGCTTTAAACTGGCGTTCCAGGTAAGAGGTTAGCCGGGTTGGATTTGATTTTACTTCCGGGGCAGCGTCCATCAGGATTCGATTCATCTCGTCCGATACTTCTCCGTAATCATTGCCATACTTGGCATACAGTTTATTTTCGGCCTCCATCTTTGTCGTGCGTTCGATGGTTTTTTCATTGATAAGTTGATTGTCGCCCTGGACAATTTGATTTTGCGCCTCTGCCTTCTTGTAATTGTAACGACTCTCAAAATCGTCATCGGACATGGTATTAATGTGGCCATTCACAATAACTTTCGTCTGGTCCCATTGAATTTCTCTCTGGGATCTGGGAATTGGTTCTGGTGCTGCTGGTTTCGGTTCAGGTTGTTTTTCCAAAACAGATGTCTTCCCACGCAATTCCGCATTCTCAATCTCAAGGCGATACGCTTTCTGTTCGGCTGTTTCTGGTGATGCTGGAGGCGGTGTCGGTTCGGGAGCGGGTGGAACACCTGGCGCGGGAGGCGCAGGATTTGGAATCGGCGCTGGTGCCGGATTCACGTCTGGCTGTTGTTCTAACTCTGATTTTAATGCAATTACCATTTTTCACCTCTCCTGGGGCATAAAAAAAGCTCGAACACGCCTCACCCATTTAAGAGTTCAGTATGTACGAGCTTTATTGCCCTTTATTAGATTACGCTTTAGTGCGCTTTAAGCTGAAAGTTCTTGAAGTTTCAGATTTTTAAAATCTGTGAGATCTATTTTCAAATCGACAGTTTTGTTTGCTGTGCCATTTGAAAGACACGGTTCTCTTCTACAGGATACGTCGATTTTCAATAAAATGCAACCCCCGTCGATTTTCAAGCTATGAAATTTGAATAATGGTTTCCCGCAGTCATCACAAAATTTCGCTATTTTAAGACTTGTTATTTGATTATTTTTGTCGTTCTGGATCATATCTGTCAATATACGTTCGGAGTAAATCTATCTCATCCTGATACGTTTTAATCATTGAATCGGGTGTTTCAAACATCGTAATAACGTTTTGATACGCTTCCTGCATTGTTTGGCATCCATGCGCTTTCATCATTCTGTTCGAGTCTCCTGATTTTAGGTGCTGATCTTTTTTATATCCAGCGTCAAACTCCAATTCACGAATGACAATCAATCCCATTTTAACTGAATTCGCATCTCCTCTTTTAACGCCCTTTATCTGGCCGATTAAATTCTCGAAATAGTCAATCGATTTTCGTGTCTCTTCTAGTGATCTTTTATCACCAACTTTGTGCGGCATTTAGGTTACCTCTCTTTTTTATCCCGGTGGTATTGCTGGCGGAACTGGAGGAGCCGCCGGAGGAATCCCTTGCGGAGCAGCAGGGGGAATTCCCGGAGGCGCACCAGTCGGCGGCGTATTACCATTTTGGGCTGTGCGAGCAACAGCAAGGTTGCCTTCTGCTCGTAGTCCTTCTTTTTCTAGTTGTCCTTGTAAATTTAATTTCTGTTCAGCAAGGCGAGCCGATTCTTTTTGTTCTTGAGCCTTGCGACGATTCTGACGATCCTTTTCTTCCTCTGACTCAATCGACGGGGCCTGTTCAGTTGTTTGTGCGGGCGGCAGAAGGTCTTTTATGTCCTGGACCCGTCCAGCGCGTAACAGCCGGCCAAGCGAATTTCTGCGTATCTTTGGGTCCGGTGCTGTAATGGGATCTTGGCCGATGATTGAATAGATCTCAAGCATTCTCTGAAACTCAAGTTCGGGCGATGCGAATACGGAAGTCCCGTTTACCCGGAACATGACATTGGGGTTAAATAACTTGGTTCGTTCGATTTGTTGTTCGATAAGGTTCCCGTCTTTGTCCTCAGAGAAGAACTTAATTCGGTTGGGTCCAAATTGATAATACAAATCAAGAACATGCTGGCCTATTTTTGAAAAAGTAGGCAAAATTTCAGCCACGTAATCTTCCAATCGATTCGTGGACTGACGAACCTGCTGCTGTTCTTTCCGGGCGGGTGCGCGAGGATCGATGGGGTTGCCTTGGCCGGATTGGCCGATGGTTCCTAAAACCTGGTCGATGAAATTGAGTAACAGCAATTCATCGTCAATGGAACCGGACAGATCAACTGGGCGAATGTCAAATTGAGATACATCGTCAATATCTTTAAGCCAGAAAACAACGCCCGGTCGAAATCGAAGTTTTCGATCCGAAGGGTCAAAATGTGACTTTGCCCCTTCTTTGGCCTTAAAAGAAGGGACATGCGTAATTGTGCGCGTGTTTGTACGTTGTCGATGGACAATGTCGATCTCAAACGATAAATCGGAAATATCGTCCATGAATGACATTCCCAGCAATCGATTGTCGCGTTTAACAAAACGGAGCAGAAAATACGAATCTTTCCCCTTCCGAACAGGATAGGGCTCAATGTGGTAAATTTGGTTGTTCTTTTCACGATACCAACAAAGATATTTCCTTTTTCGGTTCATTTTCTTATCTTCGTCAGTCAATGCCATCCGGAGAACCAATCGAAAGAATTCAAATTCCTTGGCGTCCTGTTTGTTCTTTTGGCGGGAAATACCTTCAATCTGATCTCTGGACGTTCTTAATTCTTCATCAACCCGCTCATCTCCGGATTCAGCCAGAGTATCAATCACTTGCTGCTCATTCGTAAACTTTCCCATCGCCATCATGTTCTCAAGCTCTAATTCATTCTTCCAGACTCGTTTTCCATGAACAATGGCCTCACTTAGATCTGTTATAAAAACAGGCCAATGAACAAAGTCGATGAGGGGAACAATCGATGCCCGCGGCCCATCATAGGTTGCCACTTCGTATTCATAACGAATCTCGAACGGTTGCCCCAGATTCAACTGGTCAACAACTTGAGCGTATTTCTTTTGACTGATACCGGCATTTTTAGCGGTGGGATAGTCTGTTATAAATTCTTCCGAGTTCTCATACGTCTTAAAATCAAACACACCCTCCCATTCGGTATCCCAGACAATCTCAACCGCACAAGTTCCATCCCGCATTATGGGGATCAATGAATCAACCAAAATGCTGTGAATATTCGTGGCGTTTTTAAGTTTATCCTCTGTGAAGTTCTCTATACTTCCAACGAAATCCTTTGATTCTTCAAACAAATCTCGGGGACCGGCGTAGGTGGCGTGAAGGAACGGAGTAGGTCGCATTGTTGAGCGGTCAATAGCTGACCTAATTTCCCGGATTTTGATTTTGGGTATGGGTATGTGAACATGGGAGGCGCCGATCCACGGGAAATCTGTAACCGTCGTTACACCTTCGTAAAGGTCGTTCCATTCGCGGAGCTTGGTTCGAAGCGAAGATCGATCCTCGCGCCATCCTTCGATGATTAAACGGAGTTGTCCTTCAAGGCTGGAGCGGGTTGTATCGTCAAGGATGATTTCACGGCGACGAAAACGGGATTCCGCTTCTTCGATTTGATCTTGAGAGTCTTTGAATTCCTGGGGCGCACCGCGAGCGATTACAAAATCTTTCTCTATTTTGTTTTCAATCTGACGTTCTGCTTCTGTTGAAAGAACCGCCATTCAAACCTCCGCTATTTCTTGAGCCACTTCTTTGGATTAAACCCCCGGAATCCAGGTGGGGTTGAAATCAGTTTATTTTTGAGTGCGTTCTTCTGCGCTTTTTCAATGAAAAATCGTCGAACCGTCGGGATTAGAACTTCGTTCATGAATCCCAATGCTTTCCAGTATCCCATTGACATTGGAATCCTGATTTCAATGAGAGTTCTTTCTTTGTCTATCCCGATCGTGGGATCAATTTGCGCTGGCGTCGTCCCCGCATTGTCGGGCTGTGGAGCATCCTTTTTTTCTCCGTCTTTTGGGAGAATGATGGTCGAAGGAGCACCTTGGCTCTTTTCTCCATCCTTGGATGTATCGGGTTTTTTGCCATCGTTATTAGTTTGGGTCATAATCTATCCTTTGTCAAGTTTCGCTTGTTACGCCAAGTTCAATTCAACGAGCTTTGTTGCAGTGAATTTTTCTCCGATCATAAATACCATCTCTGTTGAGAATCTAAAAATAATGCGACTTTTCCCAAGTCTCCATTGGTCCTGATCGCTTTTATACATCCAGGCCAGATTTCCAACTTTTAAATCATCAACTGCGGAATGGATGACTTCTCCATGGATGTGATTCTTTTCACGTCGCTCCGAATCAATGGAATCGTCAGGAACATATAATTTTGACCTTACTTTTTCAATCTCCACGATTTCGCTTATAACGGCAATTCCCGGCGCTGGATTGTCATTTCCGAGGATAACGATATCAACCTCCCGCGCAATAAGTCGCTCGGAGTCAAGGTCGTACTGAAGCCAGTCGAATCGCTCGATGACAATTCTGTCACCCGGCTTAACCAGTTTACACGCTGGACTGACACGCTCGACACGCGCCACGTAGGTATCTGGCTTACGTCTCTGTTTTCTGGGATCTCGATTAACATTTATGAGTCCCCCCGGAAGGTTCTCATCCAGGGCAATGTTGCAAATGAAATGATCTCCATACAATCGAAACGGTTTGTCATTTTGGAATAATTCCATTGTTTTCCTCCGGCGGTTTTTCCTCTTTGGCTTGGGGTATAACCTCTTGGATTGTTCCTTTTAAAAAATGCTCTCCATCTTCGTCCATGTGAAGACTGTCAAATGTTCCGCTTATACTTAATTGGAATCCGTCTCCGGGTCTTTTTTCTTTCTGGGATTGAAACCGTTTGACGTTGATATGGATTGTCGATGGCAAGTCTTCCGGCTTGATCGGACTTTCACTGGGTAAAGCGAGTGCAACAGCGCGTCCTGCTCCTGGTGACATAATAATCCTCCTTAGTATCCCCTCTGTGGGACTGGCAAATTGGACATGGCTTCGTGAACCGTTGTCCTACGGCCGAAAATCTTATCATAGTTTGATTCATACGGGTTCAATTCAAATTTGGGAACATCGGATAGCGATACGAGCAGATACCGTAAACCCTCGCAGTTGTGTGCAACAATTCCGTCATTAACAGCAAAGGAATGAACATCTTCTACTTCAAGATTGTAGACGTTTTGTCTTTCGGCGGGCTCTATTGTATTCCATGAAGTATATTTTAACTCGTTCATTATATCTTCTGTAATACTGCATTTTACAATTAAGGTGACAAAATTTAGAAATTTGAGGGCGATATGTTTTATACTTTTTTTTGCACCATTGGCAGGATAAGGAAGTTTTTCCTTTTTTCTTAACTGATTCCCATGCTTTTTTTCCGATTCTAATATGGGCTTCGTGATTTTTTGGATCTCGATGCCACTTTTCGGCGAGATGCCTGACTGATTCAAGGTGAATCTTAGCTCTCTGTCTATTTTTCTCAGATTTAGCGTGAAGAGACAAATGCTCAAATTCTTGGAGTAATTCGAGGTTTGAGATGGAATTATTCGATCTATCATGGTCCTTGTGATGGACATGATACCCGCCAAGAATCCTTCCGTTATGGAATTCCCAAACTTGACGATGGAGCCTAACGCCATTTTTTTGGAAATACGGACCGCATTTATAATACCGGACACCTTGAAACGATTGAATAGAATTACTGATTTTTTTGACTCCCATATAGCGGATCGTATCAAATCGCTTGGTCTTAAGCAATCTATTCGCTTCCATCCGTTGTATGTCAAAACCCGATGATCCGGAGTTGCTTCAATATGGGAACCGTCAATCAACTTTAATCTAACAGTTTCCGTGTTCTTGCGAGTCATCCTACAATCAGAATATTTTTTCCACCCCTCAACAGTCCAGAGCTTCCCTTCTGTTCCAACCAAGTCTTTTATTGGAAATTTACCCTTTTTTGTTTGAATCAGAGTTTCCCCGGAAACGCAGGGATGGTCCTCGCCTCTCTCGCTCATATCCTCTGGTTTTTTATCAGAATGAATCATCCCGGGAATAGTTCGAATTAGATTATGGCAATCGGGGGACACCTGCATCCAGGGTCGTCCATCGGGAGCCAACATCATGTATTCCCGCATTTTCATCCAACCCGGAACCCGCGCATTGTTAGCTTTCTGCATATTGATTCGGTCGCCAAAAACACCCTGCATAATTTGTTGAATGGGCTCGCCGCCACCATCCAATTCCGTTTTCTTGCCCCAGATCTCCGGGCTGGCCGACATCCATTCGTATTGCTCATCTTTGGGGCACATGTCCAGAATGGCTTTCGCCAATTTCTTCGGACCAAGTTGGGTGACGTACAGTTCTCGATAAACATACACTTTTCCATTCGGGGTTAATTCCGCCCAATATATGGCTGCTGGATCTGCATAGCCCCAATCCATGCCGATATATTTTAAATTGTTCTTTTCTGGAATATGCGGTCCATGTAAAATCGACATTCCTGGCGTTGGATCCCACTCTGGGAAGTAGGCTCCCTCAAACACATCCCAGCGTCCTTCGGCAAGCGCCAAATATTTCTTCTCCGGCAATTCTTTCAATCGCCGCATGTAACCCGGATCGGCTTCTGACAATGCAGGATTGTCTGCTATCTTGGCCGGAATGAATGTCATTGTTTTGCCGGTGTTCTCTTCTTTCCAGATCTTATGAACCAGGGACGGTTCAATGTAGCGTTGCCATACCCATTGATGGCCGATGTTCCCAGGATTCGTTGCACAGCGGATTAAAGGTTTAATGCCGGATTTTGAAGTTCTTACGCGGGAGGTCAGATACGAAAATTGGAATTGGGTCATGTGGGTCAACTCATCAAAGCACATGTCCTCGTATTCAGCCGATTGGTATTTATAAACATCCCCATCTCGTTCACAATAACCGAATTCCTGGATAGATCCATTCGGGAACCGCCACTCTCGTTTTGATGAATTGTATTTCGCGCCGAAGTGGGGATACATCGTCAGGGATTCCCGGATGATTGATTTGTCTAGTTCGGGGAAGGTTCGTCGAAAGATAATGCCGTTTGTACCGGGGTATTCCATCCGTCGTTTGCCGGAGAAAATGAGAAGGGCATGGGACTTGCCGCCACCAGCGGCTCCGCCGAAAAGAGCGTCATCCACCGTTGAAGCAATGAATTCCGCCTGGCGCGGGAAAATGTTTATCTTTAGCTCATCATTTACGACTTCGATTGCTTCCATTCGTCTCCTGATTCCTTAATGGCATCAATATCTTTGCGACTTAAAAACACCTTGAACCGTTTCTTTTTTGATCGACTGTCTGTATGCCGGTAGCTTCGTTTGCATTTAACGCAAACACCATTTTTAAACTTTCTGCCGCCACATTCAAAGCATTTCCCAGGGATCAGCGAAAAGGACTTCGTTTTAGGCTCCTTTGCTTTCCTCCTGCGTCTTTTCAACTTTCTGCTCAACCTTGACCGGAGAATTGCTGATGATGTTAAACGTCATCTTCGTTGGAGCCATTTTTCCTGTGGGGCCGGAATCCTGGCTCAATGTTAAAAGCTTTAGAACTTTATCAACCGCCTTATCTCGCGCGATCCAGTTCGGCGAACTAAATTTCGCACCGAACGAGTTCATTCTTACGTCCGTTGCCTTGGACAGATCATCAATCAGCGTCGCCACTCGCTCCAGCGGAAATTTCTTCTTTAGGAACACCTGAAACATCTGAAGTCCTTCCCGCGCCGTTATTTCCCCGGAGGCCCGTTTCTCAATGATCTCATACGGTTCTGCAACATCCGCGTTTCGCTTCTGTTCAACTTGTACTGGCAATTTCATACTTCAGCTTATCTCCAATCTTCAAATTTTACGAATGTTCTTCACGATACCCCATTAAAAATTCCTTGAACGTTGGGTTGTCTTCTTTGGAGTCAAAATAGCATTTATATTTAGTTAAAAATTGGCAATACATAAACAGATATCGAAGCCTGAGATCTGCCAAGAATCTCTCGAATGTTTTAATTCCAGTTCCAGCCAACATATACCGCCTTTTTAACATAATAATTGTCGAGTGAGTCGAATCTCCATCCAAATCTCCAGAGCCACACGGTATCTTCCCCGGTTTCTTTCTTGGAAACGTGAAGTTGTTCTCTGCGCTTAATCATACGGTGTGAAGAAATGTGATAGGGGTCACGGACCAAATAAGACCGATCTGAAAACTTCTGGAGAGACGACGGCCCATAAAGCCGAACGAAATCCTTCCTGCGAAATCGGATTGGTTTTAAATAATTCTCATTTCTCTGCGTCTCGAAGCCTTCGATGATGTCCGGCAGATTATTGGGATACCAAATGCGTGAATAATTCTGGAACATGGGGACATGGAGAATTGACTTGTCTTCGGCGGAAATCCATCTTGATATACCGCGCCCTTTAACGAGTTTAGGGGGGATGGACTTATATTTCGGCGGGAAGATCGTTTGAGCGCGAGGACCGAACGCATTCTTGCCGCGATACTCCTGACACATGGGCCACACCCGGTCATTTTGTTTCCATCCCCACATGTGGTGGGGAAGGGCGGCGTTAATCCGTATTTCTTTCTCTGTCCACTTTTTACTCAGCCATTCGGATTCTGTCCACCAGTGGTTGTCTGACTTTTTTGGACACGAAAAGAATCCCATTTACCAATCTCCGATTTTCATTTCACCTGAACAAACCTTGGACAAAATTCATATGCTCCATGAGTGAATTTCCGTATGCATTCAAGATGCGGATGATGCCAAGCTTTAAGTATAGAATCTGGTACGCTTGATAAACAATAACACCTACCAGGAAAAAACAAATCCAAAACCAGCGACGGTCAATCGCAATTTTGGAGGTAAGGAGCGAAACGAATCTACTAACCTTTGGCTTTCCGTCCGAGCTTATTCAAAACCTTTTTGAATTTTTTCCCGGCTGCGGATTTTCCAAGGGCCTTGCCAGCCCTCCCTTTCGCTCTGGCGGCTCGCGCACCGCGATTTATTTGCCGTTGAGCATCAGCCCTTTTCTGTTCCGATTTCCTCGCCATTATCCTGCTGCCTGTTTAACGGGTCCACGGCCTGATTTGTCTTGGACATGAACACCTTGAACACCGGCTGATTTGGGACCGTTTAACTTGCCCTGTCCAGATTCACCGCCGAGTGTTTTCAGGTTTCCGATCTTGGTGCCTTTCTGGGCTTCGGGAGCTTTGATGGGTTTGGCCATTATTTTTTCCTCCCCAATTTGGGGCCGGAGATGGATTGGGTGCCTGACTTTCCGCCAAATCGACGGTCTGTGGTGCTGATAGAGTTGGACATGTTGGTCAACCGTCGCCCTGAAGAAAAGGCGGGACCGGCTGCCTTGGATTGGGACTTTGATAAGTTAAGTCGCTTAACTGCGGACATAAATTACCTCCTCGCTAAAATAGCATTGCCTTTTTAGCTTAACGCGATTTTTTTAAAATGTCAAATGGGTTGGCCGATGATGTGGTAGGCAGAAAGGCAGATCGCGTCTTTGTTATCGACGACAATGGGATTCCCAACCCATTTCAAAAAATAAATAATATCGCCGGTTTTAATTCCATGCGCTTTGGCTCCAACTCCCAAAACCCGGCCTGTTTGCATTTTGGGCTGAACGTTGGCTGGAAACAAAATTCCTGTTTTTTTATTTTCCAACACTTCGACAATCACCCGATCTTTTGTCCAGCGAATCATTTCAGTTGGTTCATTAAATTTTTCATTGTAAACCTTTTTTGCCAATGAGGGCGGAAATATCTTAGACCACCCCCCCTCCCCTGTAATCATACCTTAGCCTCTATCAATCCCACTATCTCTGCAAGTTTCAATATCAATTTATTTGCCAGCCGCTTTTCTAATGACATCGGCTTCGATCATCCAGGCATGGCCAAATTTTTTGCCTTCCAGTCGTCCGTCTTTTAGCGCCTTGCGAATCGCTTGTTCAGAAATTCCCATGAATTTTGCGGTCTGCTGAACCGTCCAGAATTCTATAGTTTGTGCAGCTTTCGTCATTTTTTCATCCTCCAGATTGTTCCTACAATTTCAAAAAATAATTCCAGTTCACTTTCGTTCAGGTCGCTTTCATAGCTTTCGATAAATTTGCTTGCCTTGACTGTTAATTCGAGATATCGATTCCGCGTCGCGCTTTCAAAATCAGACGGAACTGGTTTCATATTCTCGACAGCCGCTGTCTGCATACCAAAAAACGGATTGTCTTTTAGTTCGGTATGGCAGGACCAGCAACGGGGCGCAACGGGATCGTTTTCTTTTTGACAATGCGGACACGTCATTTCTTTACCCTTTTTTTATCAACATGAGAATCGTCTACGGTCACTTCGGGAGTTTTAAGGCCGGAAGGAGTCTTTAATTTTTTTCGTATCTTCGAGTCATCGGCAAATTTCTTGGTAGCCAGCCGCATGTAGTGAAGCGCCTCGTCCGGCTTGGCATCGCCGCCAATCATCGACATCGTCTCGCACACTTCGTTTAAAAGCATATTGGCCTGAATCCAATCTTGGCGAATCGTTGCAATATGATTTTGCTGCTTTTTGGCCAGTTCCAAAATCTGTTTTGTTTCATCCAGATTTTCTTTTGCGCGGGGAATCGCATTGAGAATCCTCTCATTTTCATCAATGACCCTCATCATCGTCTCATTATGAAGTTTCGAAGAATCCCAGAGATCGTCTATCTGTTTTTCAAAACGAATAAACATCATAACTATCGCAAGAAACGAACAAGCAACCGCAACAATAATCGCTACCATTGCTGCCATAGCCAATTCAATATAAAAATCGGCACAACAATTAACCAGATCACAACTATCACTTCCACATCCACCTCCAGAATTTTCTCCACCACGAAACTTTGTAAACCACAACAGGCGTTGGCTGATTTGGACTGGCGGCAACGGGTTCCGGTACAACTGTTTTTGATTCGTCCGTTTTCCACCCACACGTTCGGCACTGCCATTTCTCTTTTTTCACCACCGTCTTCCAGCGATCAAACCCACACATCGGACAAACGGGGCGATTGGTTTTTTTACTCATAAAAAACCCACGCCCAATCCATCCACGACAACCGAACCTCCTGCTCCGGCACGGTCCATTCGTCTTCTTCCCATTCACTTGGAGCGCGACAATCTTCCATGGCGTTATCCCGGCATCGTACAAATCAAATAAATAATCATTCCAAGAACAACAACAATCCCAATGGTCAATGCTGTTTTATCATCCATCTTGATTCCTCAAATCAGCCTGACAAAAAAGTCAGGCGGACCCTGTACGCTGATGAGATATCGCAGTTAATCACAGTTAAAGCGACTTCGACAGGGTTCGGCCATCTCACTGGCCGATTGACGCGAAGCGAGCAGCCCATTACTGTTTAGACGTCCGGGCCTCTACCACTCCGCTGTTAAACATTTTCAGGCGTCCCTATCCCAGGGCAATGCTGGACTTTAATCGCGCGGCTGTCCCCTGGGGTACACGAACCTGGATACGCCGCAATTGCAGCGTAAACTTGATTACGACGGATTAATGCCTTTGCGACCGGGACCGGATTGTTCCGCTTGGGGAGACGATTCCGGTAGATCCAGCGGCGTTACTTTGCCCACATAATCAACCATGAAGGCGCGGCATTTTGTTACCACGGATTGCAAGCGAGCCGAATCGAATTTATTCAATCCAGACGCTTCACGCGCTGACTGGGAATGAATAAGTTCATCCCGGCAGATTCCCATTAAGCGAATCATATCGTTCACGGATTCGTTTTCAACATCGTTAATCTTGGGATCGCCTTCGAGTTCAATCGGACGCGGGTGAGTTTCGGGTAAGTCGAGTTGGGGCTGAGATGTTACCCAGCCATGGTAGGCGTCAACGGAATCCAAGTAAGAATTCATACGGGCTTGATCGAACATATTGACTTGGGATGTTCCCGATGAAACGCATTTGAAACATTCTTCAATGAACCGGTTTATTCGGGTTTGCAAACCGGCGATGTCGTGATTATTAACTTGCATAGTTTAAGACCTCCTGGAATCTATTTGGCCTAAACTTAGCACATCTCTTTTCAGGAACGCAACCCTTTTATTAAAGTTTCTTTTTTCTCTCGGCAATCATCGTGTCGGCAATCTCATAACAAACCTTGGCCAAGTCTTCGTTTTTCATGTTTACAGAATTTCCATAAACCACTCCGAGGGCTTGTCCCGCAAACCAATCCCGGAGAGACATTCCCATCGCCTTGTCGGGTACAATATTGGCCACAACACTACTCAAAGGGAATGCCGGCCCGCCTGTCTCCACTTTTCTTGTCACGTTATTTTCGCTTGTCCGCAGCGCTGACATACCAACACCACCGGCCAGTCGGACAGCTCCCAGTCATGGCCGAAGATAAAGCAGATAATCCACGGACTAATCATTCTCAACTTCCACGTACCCAATGACGGGATTCGATAATGCCACTTCCCCTGTAAACAGCGCGCCGCAAATCGCACACGACTTAACCCCCATATCAAAAAGAGTTCCTTCGGTTCGGGGATGCGCGCAGAACACGCTGAGTTTCTTCACACTCTTTTTCTTGCGCCGTTCTTCGCCAAGGTATTGTTTCATCGAAACTTTCCCCACATGTTAATCAAAAAAGCATTCCCGTTATTCAACCCGATCAGCCAATATAGAAACCAGGCGAGAATAAATCCGCCAACATACACCGCCCATTCTAACTTGTCATTCATCTTCATCTAGCACATTCCCTCTACGGACATTCCTCCGGCAATTATC